AATAGTTCATTTGTCAGATGGATGACGATTCTTACCGTGTATTTTCTATACCAGTCTGTGCCCGATGACGACATCCCGGAGCGCGTTCGGCTGAACTATGAAGATGTGATGAAAGAGATAGATCGCGTTGCCGTAGGCAAAGACAACTGCACACTTCCATTTATCGTAGATTCGACGACAGGAAAACCGAAAACTAACTTCCAGTGGTACTCGGAACCGCGTCGGAGTCATAACCCATTCGAATGACTGTAAAAACGCTGTTTAAACATTCGCGTAATAAATTCAAATAAGATGGATATACAATTACTCAAAAATAGAATAATCGACGCTCTGAGAGGCTCTAAAAAGGTCGCTCGCAAATCGTCGCTTTTAAACCGTCGCGGACCTGACCGCATCCGGATGGAGATGGATAAGCTTAACAAAGCTGCTCTGATGGCTGCCGATCCTGAATATTCCGACCGCCTGGACCTGCTGGCTATCTACTTCAATGCGTGGAAAGACAGTCAGGTGATCAGCGAGCATGAAAAGGCTATTGCTTATCTCATAACAGAACCGTACGAAGTGCATAAGGTCGGAAGTGAGACGGAAGATAAAAAACGAACCCGGTTATTAAATCGACCGTGGTTTACCGATTTGCTTGGTATCATAATGGACAGTGAGTTCTGGGGTTATCAGATTGCCGAGTTCGGCGAACAGGATGAGAAAGGCGAATTCATGTCGGTGCAGGTATTTCCACGTGAACATGTACGACCGTTCGAAAAAATCATCACACTTAATCCGTGGGATCGGGACGGCATATCATACGACGGATCAGAGACAGAGTTTTTCCTATTGCCGATGGGAGAACCTGAAAAATTAGGCAAACTTGAAACCATGAGCCGAGAAATCATATGGAAGACATTTGCACGTAGTGACTGGAGCGAATACAATGAGCGCTATGGAAAACCTTTTATCTCTTTTAAGACCGATACCAGTGATGATGACGAGCGTAACAAGATGATTGAAATGGCCAAGAATTTCGGTCGTGATCTGATAGGCGTTATCGGTACCGACGAAGAAATAGAAGTTACACCGGTAGCCAGCAAGGAAAGCAACAACGGCTATAAAACACTGGCCGATTTTTGTGATGACCAGATTGCCAGATTAATGAACGGACAGACAGCCACAGGAAAGGAAGGCCAGTTCGTCGGTACGGCCGAAGTGCACGAACGTGTATTAACAGAATTCACCAAAGCCCGCATGACAAGAATTCAGAATTTCATTAATTATAATCTGTTTCCGTTCCTTGTAGAGCATGGCTATAAGCTGTCAGGCTATGAGTTTACTTTTTACGGATTGAAGAAAAAGAAAGAGAATACCTTAGACAACAAGAGCTTCAAATCGCCAAGCCCGTCAAAGAAGGATGAGCCTGATGAACCGGACGAGACCAACCGTGGCGTACTCGGTTTTTTCGGCCAGGCCCGGAAGCCATAGAGAAAGGTTTCTCCGGGCTGATGCGTGAACTCTATACCTGTCATTGTCCTGCTTGTGCCGCAAAAGAGGATAATACGGATATCAGTTTTAACCTGGACAATCGTGTTCTTGAAAACGTTCTGCGCCGCATATATGAAAAGTTTGATGTAAAACACGATATTGATCCGGACCTCTTCAGTCATACCTGGACAAAACTGAACGAAGCTGTCGATGAAGGCGTAAGTGTGAAATTCAGCGAACCTAATAAGGACTTTATACAAGAGTTGAAAACGAACAATGCCGTCTTTGCAGCCTTTAAAACACACCGCCAGCAGAATGATCTGGCGTCGCTCCTGACAGATGATAAAGGCAAACTGCGCAGCTATAACGATTTCCGCAAAGCAACCGAACCGATCGTCGGAGACTATAATGTAAACTGGCTAAAAACGGAATATACTACAGCAGTACGCTCTGCACGTACTGCTGCTCGCTTTCGCGGCTATATGAAGGATAAGGACCTGTTCCCGAATTTGAAATGGTTGCCGTCAAGAGCTGCTCATCCGCGTGAAGCGCACATGAGATATTATGATAACGTGAGATCGATATCCGATCCATGGTGGAAAACGCATTATCCGGGATGCGTTTGGGGCTGCCAGTGCGATATGGAAAACACGAAAGAGGCTATCACGCATCGCGGCGATAATCCCGTGCCCGGCGCTGAACCGACACCGGATACCGCAGGCGACATCCCAACACGCGATGCCGGCATAGAGCGTAATCCAGCTTTTACAGGCAGCATCTTCACCGATAGCCATCCGTATGTAAAAGGTGCGTATCCTGGGGCAGAACAAGCAGTCAAAGAAAAGATGATTGAAATAACGAAAGAAGACCTTAGTAATTGGTATAAGCAAAATATGCCGTCCGTTAAAGTCGGAAAGTTTAAAGCAAAAAGGTTTGAAGTTGAAACACCTGACGCAGATGAGAAGACTTATATCAATCGTAGATTCTATGAAGAAGTCATTTCAAAATATAAAGATGATCCGGATTATGCAGTTCGATTAGAATGGGCAAAAAAAGCGCATCTGTTATTCCCGAGAGCACATTATGTGAGAGAAGAAAAATCCAGGCATCATCCGGATTCCATTTTCAAAGTTTATGAGTATAAAGATAAAGGGACAACTCTGGAATTTAAATGCAAAGTAAATAGAGATGGAGTATTTTTATTTTTCATGAGGATAAAATAAAAAGCATCGCTTCCGTCTCCTTCCCTGTGTGCTGAAAGCGCGGGATAACTTGAAGTAATGCTTTTATTGAATTGCAAATATATAAAACATTTTTGATATGAACAATCCTGATATAGAAAAAATTATTGGAAATAAAATAATTCAGATGCAACGCTGGATCAAACATGATCTTCCGGTTGAAGTAGGCAACACGGCAGTGAAGCATTTCAAAGACAACTTCAATCAGGAAGGATTTGTCGATGGCGGCGTGCATAAGTGGCCCGATGTAAAGCGTCGCGATCCGCAAAGTAAGTGGTACGGTTTTCAGTACAAAGGAGAGAAACGTACGTCAGTTGCGTTCTCTCGGAGTAAAAAGACCGGCAAAACCTATAGAAGCAAGAAACAGAAGAAACTTAACTTCAGCAGCGCGGCAACCAGGTGGAAAATACTCCACAACTCCGGCGAACTGCAAGACAGCATCATTGCGCAGCCATTCAATCGCGGCGTACGCATATCGTCAGACAAGGCGTATGCCGAGGTGCAGAACAACGGAGGCACAATCCGAGTGTTCGGCAAGGGCACGGTTCACATTCCGGCACGTCCGTTCATCGGCGACAGCAAAGAACTGAGAGACAAGATAGACAAGATCGTGGACAACGGTCTCGACAAGATATTCAAAGACTAAAATTAAAGGCTTATGTATTACAAACTTTACAAGAATCTTCGCCAGCTGATAGCAGATGCAACGGGCATCACGCTTGGCAGCGATGGCAGAGTGGAGCAGGCAAACGACGTTCTGCAGGACATACAATGGTTCAATAATCAATATGAAAGCACGATACATGCTGCACCGGTTGTGTTCGTGGAGTTTCAACCTTTAGATATCAGTCAGTTGACAAAGCAAAATCATTCAACTGAGATACCACTGAGGCTGCATGTAGTAACTCAGGTTATGAATGAATCGGATAACGATGTTAGCGATGCCGATGTAATTGATCACGAAGCATTAGCCATAAAAGTGTTAGAAGCTGTTGAAGGAGAACGGCTCACATGGTTGGAAGGACAAACACGTCTACTCACTCTTACAAAATGGACACATTACCATAATTATCTTGGCTGGATGGTTACGCTTATAGAACTAAAGACAAAAGGATAACTGCCTTTCGTCAGGAGCTGTGCGCTTGCCGTGCTTCAGCTCCTGTTTCGCCGGATAAGAAAGCCAGCGATTAAAAGTAGAATAGGATATGAGAAAAGAGTCGCGGATCAGATGCTCGTAGATGTAAAGTTGTGTGACACCGTGACTCTTTTCTTCGAGTACGATGTTCTGTACACGTACAATCTTCAGCAATGTGTTCCTGTTGTTGTATGCCATATTGATCGGTGATTTATGCAAAAATAAGATACATAGCGCATTGTTACAAAATTTATCGCATTTTTTGTGCATAAATACGCAATTAACATACAAATCAGCTATTTTAGTGCTGCCACTGCACCAGATAAGAATAAAATATAAAGGGGATCATGATTATCCCCTATGTTATATAACATGTTTTTATATGAATAGAATGCTTACATTTGCATGAATCTTATGTAAGATTTTTTTAAGATTTAATAGAGGGACATCCCTTACAAAAAACAAAAGGACATTGCTGTGAAGCAATGTCCTTTTTATATTCATTCACTTAAAATGCGAATTAAGAAAAACTACCCCTAACCACTTTGTTGATTAGGCTTTATTTAATATGTATTATGATGTATATAGCACTTATTTTGGTTGGTTCTCAATGAAAAGTTTTAAATATCTTGATCCTATCTGATTTTCTACGGCTTTTGTAATACAAGACATTCCAAAAAGTATCATATAACAGTGGTGCAAACTTAAAATAAAGTCTTGAAGTTCGTTATCTTTTTCCATTTCTTCAATATTTAATCCTACTTGTTTGCACTTTTCTAAAGACAAATGCCTACTATGGGATTTACTTTGAGAATGTTCTTCAAACTCTTTTAATATCTCACTTTTGTTTTCGTCTTTTATTTTTGGATTATTATTAATCCATTGTTCAGCCAATGATTTTGACCAATCAATTGCATTAGCACATGAAATAAGAAACGTTGGAGTATAACTGGATATACGTTGTTGCCATAAGCCCAAACATGATAAATCCGCCTTTACTTCTTGTTTTGCTTTTTCAAATTCATCTAAAGCCTCTTGGCAAGATATTCCTCTATATTGTGGGTCAATTGGGCCTAAACTTGATTGTTTTCCCATCATGATAGATGAACAAGATAAAGCTATCATTGTTCCTGCAGACATGGCTAACTGAGGTATTATAGCTCTAATGTCATCCTTAAAAATAGAATGCAAATAATCAACAATACTTTCTGTAGCTGCTATATCACCTCCAGGCGTATGTAAAATTAAATCTAATCCTTTGTTTTTATCTAATTTATATACGGCTTGCATAAAGGCATTCTTATCATTATCGTTGATAACAATATCAGCCAATTCTGGTTTTACTAGCCATCCGGAATAGTAAGTAATTACATTTCTACCTGTTTTTTCACTAATCTTCTTTAAATAATCTAATCTTTTTTGTTCAAGAAATGCCATTTGTTGATTGGGATCACTTGAATATAGGGTAATTTCATTAAGTATTGAACTCCATTCAGGCATATATTCAATTATTTATTATAAATTTGAGTACTTGAACTTAATGCAACACTCATGCCCTTTTCACCATAAGATGATAATTGAATATATCTTCCAGAATGAGGATCAATTATTTCTTTTTTTATTGTATAGCTATTAAAATTCTTCATTAAGTTTGTATATTGAACTTCATAAGAAGAATTATTGTTCTTTTCATTTGTTTCCATGTCTTTGTATTTTTGCTTCGTTACATAATTAATCACGCCACAAATATACTCAATTATAGAGTTCGTCCTAACATTTACGAATGTTATATAACATGTTTTGACAGGTATTTAGAATATAACAAAAGCCCGATCGAATTAACGGTCGGGCTTTTAACGTCAAGTTTGGCTTTATCCTTTTACATAAGCCTTTGCCGATTCCCTCATCCTGTTGATAGAGGCCAATACATCATCGACTTTGTCGTTGTTTTCAATGATTGCGATCGCACTTGATCCACATAGTACATACTCTTGCCATTTTTTATATCGACATTAAAGAGATGTTCTATCTGGCGCAATGCGTCTCTTTCTTCTTCGCGATCTCGCTTTTCATTCAATCGTTCAAGTATCTTCAGCATATTTTTTCTCCTTCTAATAGTTTGATAAATACTTCAATATAATGTTCTGCACTTTCACTAATCTCGGCGCGACCACTCTGTATGCAATAATCTACAACAAATTGTCTAAATCCTTCAATAGCTCTTACTTTCATATCTAATTCTGCTATATTAATAGCTTCAATAGCGTCATCTTCACTTAATATAAATTCGGAAGAATCCATAGAATTTTCAGCATATACAAGACTAGATTTATGCATTCTTATATATTTTTTTGCCTTCTTGCTATCCATAATGTCATATCTTGTTATTTATTATGTTCAACTTCCCATTCTAAAGTTTCCATATTGTTCAGAATGTAGTTTTTAATATCTCCATCCTTTAACCCATTGTCATACAACCATAATAAATATGACGCCGGTACATCAATCATTTTTGACCCTTTATATTTTCCAAAAGGCATCAAAGAATTATCGTTTATCATATTCAATCCTCCTTTACTCTTCCATTTTTCATAATATCATATTTCAAATTGTACATTAAAACCGAACTCATTACGTAATGTAGCGATCTGGCATTCATGAAGTGTCTCACGATAAGGATAATAGATCGTGCGTTGCTTTGTGTCACAACGCACGCCTTTGCGGCGAAGGCGATAGAGCATTCCTGCTCTTCGCCTCATTATTTTAAATTTATTCACTTCCATATTTCTCGAAATTTTCATCAAAAGGAAATAAGTCAACAATTGATGTTTCTTCTATGCCTGTAATTACATAGTCGCTCATAGTGTCTTTCATTGCTTCTTTAAAATTCGATAAAGCTTCCGAAATATCACTAGCTGTTACCAGCATTTTTGATTTGGCCTTCTTCTCGTAACCTGTCTTTTCATCCAATGTAATAAAAGCAATATTGACCTGATAGAATGTTTCATCCTTTTTATTGACAAATACTTCACTATAATGTGCCCTTTTAATATCAGCTACATTGAATTCACCTGAAATCCAAGTCCGCATTAGTTCAATTATTCTTGCCTCTGCTTCCGCGTAAGATAACGCGTCAACCAGATAAGGTTCTGTTACTTTCTTCTGGAGACCATTCTCCATTGTCTTCACATATGATACTTTTGTTGTAAATAAATTGTACATAATGAAATTGTTTTAATTGTTTAATTATAATCCGGAGACCACTTAACTATGATCTCTGCTTTTACTTTGCCTGTTCCATCACAATAAGGACAGGTCGTTTTTTTAAATTCGTCACGGCCGGTCTGATCAAGGAATTGCTTTGAACCATGACAGACCGGGCAGGTGTAGTTCGAAAACATCATTTTTTCTGTTTCATCTCCGTACTCCGGAGGAACAATGTCAACTGTATGATGCTGTTTGCTCATAATCTATTAAAAGACGGTTCTAACTTTTTCCATACGCCCAACTCGGTTTTTTCGTAAAAGTAGAAGTTCGTCGATGTACCTTCAACTAAGTGAGACTCTTTAAATAGCGCCATGATTGCAGAATATTCAGGATCATTGAACCGTTCTTCGAGATCGTAAAGCTTACTGATGCTCTTATAATCGAGATCACCATACTTATTTCGTTCCAATAAGGTCATCGCGAGCTGGTACATCGGGTTTTCAGCGCCATCTTCCTTGCCTTTAATCCAGCTTTGAAGAAACTCGATAAGGCGCGTTGCGGCTGCATCGGCACGCTCATCAAAACGCTTAACTTTACAAGCCTTAACCTCAATACAGAACTTGCCATCCTGTATCTTAAAATTCATCTGATCCTGGTTGCGCAGCTGTCCGTATTCCGACAGCACATTGCGAAATGCGCCGAGTTCATCAACGCAAAACTGATGAAGTGCAACAACATTCTCAACCGTTTCGCGGACCTTCCGCTCAATCTTATACACAAGCTCTGCACGTATGCCTTCGTAGGCTTCGCGACGTGTCATTGCGGCGATATGCTCTTCTTGTTTCTTCTTTGCAAGAAGCTCCTCAAGCTCCTTGCTGGTTAATTTACTTAAATCCGTCATAATTGCAATTTTATAATTAATACTCCAAATTCTTTTCTCCTGTGATGGTGACAATCTTGACTCCAACCTCATGATAACGTCTGATCAAAACCGCATCAGTCGGGGTTTCTCTTAATAATTCTTCGAGCCAGTTATATTCTCTATACAGCTCACAAAGCCGTTCGCGGTCCTCGTTCGTCAATATCTTCCTGCGATGTTCGATGCGATCTCTTTTTATGTCCATGACTTCAGCTCTTTGAGAATTCATAATCGACAACAGGGTCCTTCACGTTTACTCTGTTCTTCTGACAATACAGATTATAGATTGCAATGAGTCTGCTGTCTGTAATCTCATTGAAGTTGCTACAGTTTGCCGCTCGACAGGCTATTGTCTTTGCGTACCTGATTTTGTCGTTCTTTGTCGGGAATTTGTAGCCCAATCGATCAATCCATGTGCATATCGCAGCGATAACACGTTTGCGAGAAACATCCTGTCTTTCTTCATAACGTTCGCGGCGTGCGGCTGCATCGCCTTTCATGTCTTCTATCATGCGTGCATATTCACGCGGAAAACGGTTGTACATGTCTGACAACGATGAAGTTTTTCCGTTTGTATACTGACAAACGATACCTTCCTTAATCGTGTCGCGAAACTTCGCATCGTAATCCGGAAGCTGCTTAAGCAGCGACCAGAACAGACCGAATGTTCGATATTTGTTTTGTGTTGCCATTACTTTACCTCCTCGAATTCAGCCTGCGTAAAGCGGCCTTTAAGTTTGCTGTTAGGTTGAAAAATAACTTTTTTAATTTCCGGTTCTCCGGATTCATTCAGTGCCAGGCTGGGGCGAATGTGGCCCATGCTTTTGAGGTTAACAGTGCATCCTTCCGTCAGTTTTTTTGCAATCAGTCCGCCGACAGCTTCCAGCACGCTCATGGTCCTGATAGCCGGAATACCTAATCCAGCTTCAATCTCCGAGGCGATTTCCTTATCGCTGATGGTTTCACCAGGAACGATATTGATCTGATCGCCGGAACCCATGTTTGTTGTTCTGATAAATCTTTTGTACTGTATCATAATCTATTTATTTTGAAGGTAAAACATTGATTCAAAGAATTCTTTAGTGAGCTGAACGCCGCGTCGGTCAGCCTCGCGGATAGCCGGTTCCAGAAAGTCTGCCAATTCGCCATAGTTATCTGCATTCATACAGAGAAGTTTCTTAAGATCGCGAGTAACTTCTTTGCCTTCGAAAAATTTCGAAAAGGTGTGATCAATAGGACGAACGTTTCTGATACCTGCTTTGAAGCGACGAATAAACTGAGGCATGCCTTCCTTTTTGCGTGACTTTTCGAGCTTGTTCAATATGTCGGATGTGCCGATCATCACGATGGCACAAATGTTTTTCAAATAATCGTATATCGTCTTGATTGACAATAACCCGCGAATGGACAGATATTCCGATTCGTCAAAAATCAATATCGGGTTGTATCCGTTGTCGGCAATGCGCGACAGCTCCATGCTGACACGGTCAATTTTGTAGCTTACTGTCCCTTCGAAACTCACCTTCAGAGCCGACTGAATTTTGCGGATCAGATCGCTGATGGTGTCGTTCTGATTACAGGTTATAATGTATGTGCCGGAAGGATAAGCCTGCATGAATTTGCTTACCGTGTAGCTTTTTCCACAACCTGTTTCGCCAACGATAATGCGCGTTGTAGCCGTTTCCTTTGCCTCTGTGAGCTCCTTTGCAATATCGACAAACTGATCTGTCTCAACCAAAGGCCAATAATCCTTAGAGACCTTGTAGCCGATAGCTTTTGCAAGCAGCAGGAAAAACCTGTCGTCGATATCGCTTTCCTTGCCTGTGCGTGCATTGATGAAAGTAAACACACCCTTCATCATCGAACTCAGGTAGCTGGCATTTACGCTTGTAAGGCGAGCAAACTCATTTTGCGAAATGCCTTTGTCTGCCATATAGGCCTGAGCAGCCTGCACGATTAATTTTTTTTCTTCGTTAGTCATAAGTCTTTAAATTTATTGAAGTCTATTTTGCTTTTAGCATATTCCACGTAAGCACGCTCTTTGTCTTTTTTTGCCTGTTTTTCATCGTTTTTCTGCTGTTTTAACAACGTTTTATCAGCTTGTAAACCCAGTTTTTCGTCCATTTCAGCAGCTAAATCTTCCTCGCTTTTTATCAAAGAAGCATGTTGCAGATAAGCCTTGTGTTGTCCGCGACTGTCGGTTAACATTGTAGCCTCACGGAATCCTTCCAACTCTCTGTTCTGTATTAACAGATTGCGAACGATCTCTTCATCCCTGCTTACTGTACCCTGTACATAAGCTTCAGAAACGTGTTTGTTAAACTCATCAACGTGTTTAAGAGCCTCATAATCGCCAGGACGACGGTCGCGGAGTGCCATAGGCTGCTTATGCACCTCTTCCAGAATGAATCGCAGCTTCTGTGTTTCATCTGTTACAAGTATTGTTGTCAGATCGCGTTCATCATAATGAACCGTCCAACTTTGTAGCGAATTCTTTCTAAAATCCAGATCAAAGCAATCGTATGAGCGTTTTTCGCCGAGAATAGTAGGCTCCAGACATCCGGCACTGAGCCGGATTGTGCGATCGTTGCGCATGCCGAAAGTCAACAGGTAGTTTTCGCGAGTCATCGTTAATCGATCTGTTTCCGGCATACGGTTCCAGGCAGATATCCATTGTGCCTGTTTTTTCTCTCGAGCCTTATTGATAATAAAATGTATCTGTTGTATGACGCCTTCGCGATCAGGAAAACGGCGTTTGTTGTACTCAAGC